GGAAACGCTGCAACTTTAGCAGCCGAAACTTATGCAAGTGCTACAAAATCCACTACGGATATATTCGGAAACGGTTCTGGAGTTGCTTTGTATGAAATGGAAGATAATTCTTTAAGTAGCAACTTTGGACAGGCAGCGGTTTTTAATGGTAGTAGTAGTAGAATAGTCCTGCCAAAACTTTCGGCATTAACTGCTAATGTATCGGTTTCTGGCTGGGTAAAAATAGGGTCGACATCGACAAGCAACGGTTTGAGATTTTTAGAGTTAAATAATACCGGAACCGGTTTTGCTGGAACGTTATCGGTATTATATCAACCAAATAATGGAGATTGGATAGTTAGAGTAGGTAATGGTGTTGATACAGAGGCTCAAGTTTTAATTCACGCCTATTTATTGACGCAGGATGTATGGTATAACGTTTGTTTTACAAGAAACAATTCAAGTAACGAAACTAAATTCTATGTTGACGGTGTAAGAAAAGATACTGAAACTGTATCCATTAACGGGTCTTTTCCCTCAAATGCCACTAGTGTAATTGGAGATTTAAATTATAGTTCTAGTGGTTATAGTTGGCTAGGTTCTATAGATCAAATAAGAATATTTAATTCAACACTTGAGCAGGCAGATGTAACAAAACTTTACGAAGAATCAAGCCAAATACCTACAACAAATTTAGTTGCTCATTATACACTAAACGGAAACGCTTTAGATTCAGCAGGAAGTTATGACGGTGCTGAAACAAGTATAACATACGGTAATGGTGTTTATGGCGGTACAGCTACAAACGTTAATTATCTTGGGATGGCGTTTCAACCAGATTTGGTTTGGATAAAAGAAAGAAGTGGAAGTGCGTCTCATACTATACAAGATTCAATAAGGGGTCCAGGACAATCAAAAAATATATACTCCGATAATACAGCGGCTCAAGGAACTTATGGTCAATATGGATATTTATCTGCTTTTGACACAAATGGTTTTACAGTAGTAAAAGGCTCGGGTAATCATACGAATACAAGTGGTGAAACTTACGTTGCGTGGTGTTGGAAAGCAGCAGCAATTACTACAACAATACCCGCAAATAGCGTAGGTAATACGATAGCAAGTGATGTTAGAGCAAATGTAGATGCAGGGTTTAGCATAGTCAGTTATACTGGAAATCTAACAAGTACTACTAGCGCTACTGCACAGAGTGTTGGTCACGGACTAGGAGCACCTCCAGATTTGATAATTACAAAAGCAACAAACGGTAGTCACTACTGGCCAGTGCGATCTTCTGTTTTATCTGATATGTCTCAAACACTAGTACTAAACACAAGCGTAAAAGCTATTGATTATACCGCAACTTATCCAATAGGAAGTTCAACTAATGATGTTTTTTACACAAACTGGTTAAACTCACTAAATGTAAGCGGTCAAAATATTATTGCTTACTGCTTTGCTTCAGTCCCAGGGTATCAAAAAGTGGGGAGTTATACGGGAAGTGGACCAAGTACAAAAACTGTATATACAACAGATAATGGTCTTGTAGGGGGTGCAAATGGGTTCAGACCGAGATTCTTAATGATTAAAGACAGTTCAACTTTAGCAGGAGAAAATTGGATAATTGTAGACAGCCTAAGAGAAGGAGCATCTGCACCAACTAAAGTTTTATATCCAAACACAGGCGTTGCTGAAGATCCTTATACTGTTATTACATTTACATCAAATGGATTTACAGTAGGGAACACAGGGTTAGCTAATACTAACGGTGCAACTATAATTTATTTAGCAATAGCATAATATAAAAACTATGAATACAACTATTTTAATATTAATCGGATTAGTAGTTTTGCTGATCGTAATAAACATAGCCGCAATATGGCTTACAAAAAAAGGTCTTACTAAAGACACCAACAACAACATGATTCCAGACATCCTAGAGAAGAAGTTTGATAAGATGAAGTCTGATGTATCAAAAAGAGTTGATCGTGTCGGAGAAGAGCTTAGAGACGTTACTAAGGCTATTAAGGAAGTAGGCAATCAAATCGGAGATGTGCCTAAAGCAATGAAGGGTCAGAATAGATCTGGGAAAAAACCGAATAAGAAATGAATTACGTGCAAGACACCACAGTAGGTGACATTCAAGTAAACTATATATATGTTAAATCTAAAAACAGAAACATTGACTGACTTAAAAATCTATGCTCTAAACATAGGAGCTGTAGCTACATCAATGACAAATTTAGATGTGGCCCTAAAGATTATTGCTACCATTATCGCAATAGGATATACTCTGCACAAATGGTATATTTTTTATGGAAAGAATAAGTAAACATATAACACACAAAGAAGCTGTACGATCCAATACAGCACTACGCCTGAATCTTAAAAATATTCCAGATGATTATCAAGTATCTAATATGGTTGGTATTGCTACTCATGTTTTCGAGCCTCTTAGAAAATATGTAGGCGGACCTATAAAAATTAATAGTATGTTTAGATCTGAAGAGTTAAATACTGCCATTGGTGGGAGTAAATCAAGCCAGCACTGTCAAGGTAGAGCAATTGACCTAGACGATACCTTCGGACATAAGACCAACGCGGAAATGTTTAATTACATAAAAGATAATTTAAGCTTTGATCAAATGATATGGGAGTTTGGAGACTCTACTAATCCTGACTGGGTACACGTTAGCTACGTGTCGCAAGAAGAGAATAGAAAAAAAATTTTGATCGCTGAAAAGATTAATGGACGTACATCATATAGAGTGGCATGAGCAAAACAAAAAAACCTTTTAAAGAAACCAGAGTGGGCAAATTTCTTATTGAGAAAGCTCCTTCAATACTTGGCATAGTAGGGGACGCTATACTTCCAGGGAATGTTATCTCAGAACTTATTAGCGGTAATACAGAGCTTTCAGAAACAGATAAAAGAATAGCTCTTGAAAAACTAAGACTAGAGCGATCAGAAATAGACGGTGTAACCAAAAGGTGGGTGGCAGATTCAAATAGCCAGAGTTGGCTTGCTCGGAATATCAGACCCCTCACCTTAGCTGTACTTGTCGCCGCATATGTGGGCGGATGGTTCATGGGTCTAGAGACTGAGGATACTGCAAGCCTAGTTACATGGGTACTTTGCGGATACTTCGGAGCAAGAACGGCAGATAAGATAGGGGTAAAGTTCCCCTCCAAAAACAGCTAAACAAATAAAGCCTTAAAAATATTTGTATCTTTATATTCAAATTAAATCAAATTAAATGGATATAAGGAAAATTTCTGTTGGACCAGATTTTAAGTCTGGAGCGATGCACTACTTAGTGGGTCAGGAAATTTTAAACGGTCAGTATTTTATACATCTCATACAACACGACCCTGGAAATAATTCTTTTAAGATATGGATTCAAAGAAGTGACGAGATATTGTTATGGAAAGAGTTTGGTTCAGAAATGCCCGTGTCAATAGAGTATAATATTAATTTCTAATGAGATCGCCTTTTTACTTTATCGTTAAACCTTTAGAAGGAAAGCGATATAATAACACAAAAAATATAGGAGGTTTAGATGTCATAACTAGTTCCTCAGAAGAAGATTATAAGTTTTCAAACAGAAAAGGAATAGTACAAGAGTTACCTCTTAATTATAATGGACCTATTAAAATAGATGATACTCTGTTGGTACATCATAATGTGTTTAAGTTTTATAACGACATGAAGGGTAGGCAGCAGAGTGGTAAAAGTTATTTTAAAGATGATTTGTTTTTTATAGACAATGATCAATTTTATATGTATAATCAAGATGGCAAGTGGCATAGCCATGACCGTTATTGCTTTGTTAAACCCATGCAAAAACAAGAGTCTTCTATATTCAAAAGAGGAAATGAAGAGCCTCTTATGGGAGAAATGGTTTATCCAAATAAATATCTATCATCTAAGGGAGTTGAGCGTGGACAAAAAATAGTTTTTAAACCAGATAGTGAGTATGAATTTGAAGTAGATGGTGAGAAGCTATATAGAATGTTTGATCATCAAATAACAATGATGCTATGAGTTCAGATTTATTAAAACTACAAATAATACAAGCAGGTAAAAAAGCTGTTGAGCAATTAATAAAAGTTGCAAAGGAGGATATAATAAAGCATGATCCGGAAGATGAGCTAGCTGCAGATAGATTGAAGAATGCGGCAGCCACTAAAAAATTAGCTATATTCGATGCGTTTGAGATTCTTAATAAGATTGATACAGAGCAAGAGAATATAAATATGTCAGTTAATAAAGATAAACCTCAAACAAAACAAGGCTTTGCAGAAAGAAGATCAAAATAAAATATATAGTAATGTAAAGGATTTTATTCCTTCTGGAGTTCTAAAGAATAAGAATAATAATCGATCATGGCTTTACGGATATAATGAAAAGTATAAGCTAGTTGTTATTTCTAAAACAGGTCAAATAGATCAGGTAATAGAAGTTAATGGTTTATACATCGGTCTACCGATGCAACCCAAGGAAATACATAAACGATCTGATTCTAAAGTTGATCAGTATTGGGAAAGGGAATCTATACCAAAGCAACTATCAAGAATTAATTCTATATTTCAATGGAATGAAATGTCATCGTTGTTTAAAGATAAGTGGGTTGACTACATAGAAAAAGAATTTGACAGGAGAGAGCTAGGCTTTTGGTTTTATAACAACGGTATTAAAACTTATATGACTGGATCTCACTACATGTATTTACAGTGGACAAGTATTGATATAGGGTATCCAGACTTTCGAGAAGCCAATAGAATTTTCTTTATCTACTGGGAAGCGTGTAAGGCTGATAAGAGGTGCTTTGGCATGGACTATCTAAAAATAAGACGTTCTGGATTCTCATTTATGGGATCGTCAGAATGTGTTAATACTGGTACTTTAGTAAAAGACTCTAGGGTAGGTATACTGTCTAAGACTGGGTCTGATGCTAAGAAGATGTTTACAGATAAGGTTGTTCCTATTGCCAATAGGTTACCATTTTTTTTTAAGCCTATTCAGGATGGTATGGATAAGCCAAAAACAGAATTAGCATTTCGTATACCCGCTTCTAAGATTACTAAAAAGAATATGTATGATACTGTAGATGATGAGCTTTATGGCTTAGATACCACTATTGACTGGAAGAATACAGATGAAAATTCTTATGATGGTGAAAAATTACTTTTATTAGTTCATGATGAGAGTGGAAAATGGCTAAAGCCTAATAACATATTAAATAATTGGCGCGTAACTAAGACTTGTTTGAGATTAGGTAGTAAGATTATAGGCAAGTGTATGATGGGCTCTACCTCTAATGCTTTAAATAAAGGAGGTGCTAATTTTAAAAAGTTGTTTGAAGACTCTGATTTATCTACACGTAATTCAAATGGTCAAACTAAAAGCGGTATGTATTCTTTGTTTATTCCTATGGAGTGGAACATGGAAGGTTTTATAGATAAGTATGGGATGCCTGTATTTTACAAGCCCGAGAAACCTGTTCTTGGAGTTGATGGAGAAATGATCCTTAATGGTGCAATTGATTACTGGCAAGCTGAAGTTGATTCGCTTAAAAAAGATCCAGATGCATTGAATGAATTTTACCGTCAGTTCCCTAGGAGTGTATCGCATGCGTTTAGAGATGAAAGCAAATCTTCTTTATTTAATTTAAGTAAGATATATCAACAGATAGATTATAATGATTCGCTTATCATAAATCAGCATGTAACTACAGGTAAGTTTTATTGGAAAGACGGAGTAAAAGATACTGAAGTTATATTTACTCCTGATCCTAACGGTAGATTTAGGGTGTCTTGGACTCCTAACAAATCTTTGACAAATAGAAAGCAGACTAAAAATGGAGTTTTCTATCCTCTAAATGAGCATATAGGCGCATTCGGTTGTGACTCTTATGATATATCTGGAACGGTAGGAGGAAGAGGATCTAACGGGGCTTTGCATGGACTTACTAAATTTAATATGGAGCAAGCTCCTAGCAATGAGTTTTTCCTAGAGTATGTTGCGAGACCACAAACGGCAGAGATATTTTTTGAAGAAGTATTAATGGCGTGTATTTTTTATAGTATGCCGATACTTGTAGAGAATAATAAGCCAAGGCTTTTGTATCACTTTAAAAATAGAGGTTATAGAGGTTATAGTATGAATAGACCTGATCGTCATTTTAATAAACTATCTAAAACAGAAAAAGAATTAGGAGGTATACCGAATACATCCGAAGATGTTAAGCAATCACATGCAGCGGCTATTGAGTCGTATATAGAAAAATATGTAGGCCTAGATTTAGATGGAGCTTACCGAGATGTTTCTGAAATGGGAAGCATGTATTTTATGCGTACCTTAGAGGAGTGGTCAAGGTTTGATATTAATAATAGGACACAGTTTGATGCTAGTATTAGCTCAGGTTTATCTGTTATGGCTAATCAAAAAAACCTCTATTTGCCTGAACAAAAACAAACCAAAATAAATCTTAACTTTGCAAGATATACTAATAATGGAGTTTATAGTGAATTAATAAAATAGATGAAAGACGTTAATATAAATATTTCATCTGTAGGTTTTCCTAGTCAGTTTGTATCAGACTCAGAAAAAGCCTCCGATCAATTCGGTCTACAGATAGGTCAAGCGATACAGTATGAGTGGTTCAGAAAAGATTCTAGCGGATCTAGATACCACAGCCAGTGGAGAGATTTTAATAGATTGCGTCTATATGCTAGGGGTGAACAGTCGGTTGCTAAATATAAGAATGAATTATCTGTAGATGGCGATCTGTCTTACTTAAACCTTGACTGGACTCCGGTTCCCATACTACCAAAGTTTGTAGACATTGTTGTTAATGGAATGCAGGATAGGCTTTTTAAGGTTAAGGCTTATGCTCAAGATGCATTGTCTCAATCAAAGCGAAGTAAGTATCAAGACATGATTGAAGGTCAGATGGCAGCTAAACCTGTTCTGACAACAATAAAAGAAGAGACTGGATTTGATCCATTTATAATGGACCCTGATGAATTACCAGCTTCAGACGAAGAACTTTCGTTATACATGAATCTTAACTATAAACCAGCAATAGAAATTGCAGAAGAAGAAGCAATCGATACCATGTTTGCTGAAAATCATTATGAGGATACTAGAAAAAGAATAGACTATGACCAAATGGTCATTGGTGTTGGTATGGCTAAGCACGAGTTTCTTCCAGGTTCCGGAGTTCAGGTATCGTATGTAGATCCTGCTAATGTTATTTACAGCTATACTGAAGATCCGTTTTTTAAAGATTGTTTCTACTGGGGTGAAATAAAAACAGTGGGTATAAGTGAACTAGTAAAAATTGATCCAACCTTAACTAATGAGCAGTTAGAAGAAATATCTAGATACGGTCAAAGCTGGTATGATTACTTTAATACTGCACAATATTCTGAAAACGATATATTTTATCGCGACACTTGTACGTTAATGTACTTCAACTACAAGACAACAAAAAAAATAGTTTACAAGAAAAAAATAAATGAAGGTGGTGTAACTAGGATGATAGAAAAGGACGATACCTTTAATCCACCAGAAGAAATGCTTGAAGAAGGAAACTTTGAAAAGATTGAAAAGACTATCGATGTGTGGTATGACGGTGTAATGGTTATGGGAACTAACATTATACTTAAATGGGAACTTGCAAAGAACATGGTTAGACCTAAGTCTTCATCGCAGCATGCGCTGCCTAATTATGTAGCAGTCGCGCCAAGAATGTACAAGGGTGTTATTGAATCTTTAGTTAGACGTATGATTCCTTTTGCGGATCTTATACAAATAACACATTTAAAGTTACAGCAAGTAATTGCTAAAGTAGTTCCTGATGGGGTATATATTGATGCGGATGGTTTAAATGAGGTTGACTTGGGTACGGGTGCAGCATATAATCCAGAAGACGCATTGCGTTTGTATTTTCAAACAGGTAGTGTTATAGGGCGTAGCTATACTCAAGATGGTGAGTATAATCAAGGAAGAGTTCCGATTCAACAACTTACAGGTAATTCAGGAGCCTCTAAAACGCAGATGCTTTTAGCAAATTACAATCATTACTTAGACATGATACGTTCAGTAACTGGTCTCAATGAAGCGAGAGATGGATCAAGTCCTAATCCAGATGCTTTAGTAGGTGTTCAGAAATTAGCAGCTTTAAGCTCAAATACAGCTACCCGACATATATTAGACGGAAGTCTTTACATATATCGAACGTTAGCTGAAGCGTTAACGTATAGGGTGGCTGATATTTTAGAGTATGCCGATTTTAAAGAAGACTTTATTAATAAAATAGGTAAGTATAATGTAAGTATACTAGGTGAAATATCAGAATTATATATTTATGACTTTGGAGTATTCATAGAACTATCTCCAGACGAGGAGCAGAAGGCAATGCTAGAGCAGAACATTCAGATGGCATTATCTAAGAGTAGTATAAATCTTGAAGACGCTATAGATATACGTGAAATTAAAAATCTTAAACTTGCTAATCAATTATTAAAGGTTAAGCGTAAGTCTAAGCAAGAGCAAGAAGAAAAGATGCAGATGCAGCAGCAGGCAATGGTTTCTCAGCAACAGTTAAAATCACAAGAAATGGCAGCGCAAGTTGCGGTTCAAAAAATAGAACTTGAAGCTCAGGCTCAAATAAAGATAAGACAAGCTGAAATAGCTTTTGAAATTGAAAAGCAAAATAATGAAGCTAATCTAAAGGCTATGCTTATGAAGCAGGAGTTTGCTTATAATCAGCAACTTAACAATATTACTGAAACCGCATTATCATCAAGAGAAGGAGCAAGAGAAGAGGCTAAAAACAATAGAATTAGTCAGCAAAACACAGAACAATCACAGCTAATTAATCAAAGAAAAAATAATTTACCACCTAAAAGATTTGAATCTAATGAAGACTCAATGGATGGATTTGACTTAGCTGAGTTCAATCCTAGGTAGGTTAAAACGTATTTGTTTTTTTAGTAATTTTGTAATAAATCAAATCAAATCAAATGGAAATGCAAGTAAGAGAAGTTACTGACGTTGTAGAAAAGTCTAAACAACAGATAGAGCAAGAATTATTAGACAAGCATGAGGCTCAACAAAAACTTGAGTTTGATGATGACAAAAAAGAACAGGTAGATTCTGTTGAAGTTTCGGAGCCTGAAGTAAAATCCGAAGAAAGCGTTATAGAGGAGATTAAAGAAGATCCTGAGCTTTCGGAATTAAATGAAGAACAAGTTCTTTCGTTTATTGAAAAAAGATATGGTAAGCAAATAAATTCTTTAGAAGAATTGACAGCTGAAAGAGAAGAGTCAGAGACCCTTCCTGAAGATGTGGCTGCTTACTTTAAGTACAAAAAAGAAACAGGAAGAAGTTTGGAAGAATATGTTAAGCTACAGCAAGACTTTTCTCAAATGAATCCTGACTCTTTGCTAAAAGAGTATTTAACTATAACTGAGGAAGGTTTAGATCCTGAAGATATCGAATCCATAATGGAAGATTATGAGTTTGATGAGGAACTGGATGATCCTGCAGATGTTAAAAAAACAAGGTTAGCAAAGAAAAAAATTATTGCTAAAGCAAAAAAGTTCTTCAGAGAACAACAGGAAGTGTATAGACAGCCTCTTGAGTCAAGAGAAAGTTCAGCCTCTCAGAATGAAGAATTTAAAGCTTACAAGCAATATGTGAATGAAGCTAAAACGCAGAAAGAAGAAAGTGATCGTAAATCTGATTGGTTTGCGAAGAAAAGTGACGAAGTCTTTAGCACTGAATTTAAAGGTTTTAAATTTAAAGTTGACGAGTCCAATCTAACTTTTTCTCCAGGCAATGCTTCTGAGTTAAGAAAAGCTCAAGATACGCCTATGAATTTTGTAAATAAATTCTTAGATGAATCGGGTATGCTTAAAGACGCAGAGGGATACCATCGCTCTTTAGCTATAGCAATGAATCCGGAAAAATTTGCTCAGTTCTTTTACGAACAGGGTCAATCAAATGCAACGGAAGATGTGATACGCAAAACAAAAAATATAAATATGAGTGAGCGTAGTGCACCAGAAGTTTCAACAAAAGGAGGAATGCAAGTTAAATCAGTTTCAACGCCTTCGAGCAATGGACTAAAAATTAGAAGTATAAAAAGAACATAATATTAATTAAAAACTTATAATCATGGCAGGACAAGTAAAAGCCGCACCAACGTTTGCGCTAACCCCGAGTTCAGAAAGAACTCCAACAGCACAAAATTATCTAACCAATGCAGATTTCAATTGGTTGAATCAATATTTACCAGACACTTACGAAAAAGAATTCGAACGTTATGGTAACAGAACAATCTCTTCATTCCTCCGTATGGTAGGTGCTGAGATGCCTACTAACTCTGACCTTATCAAATGGGCAGAGCAAGGTAGATTACACACTAAATATACTCAAGTAGGTTGTGCAGCAGCAGCAGCAGCAGATCAAGTTATCTTTCAAGTAAATGACGTACTAGATCCAACAGCAGCAGCTCAAGTAATTAGAGTTGGTCAAACTCTTGTTGTTGTAAAAAATGACGGGTCGGGATCAAACAAAGCGGTTGTTAGCGCAGTTGACAATACTGCTGGTGGTAGAGGACGGTTTACAGCTGACTTTTATGAAGCAGCTGGATTTACTGGAGGAACAGGAGTAGGTAATGCAGATGTTACTGTATTTATCTATGGATCTGAATTTAGAAAAGGAACAGCAGGAATGCAAGGTTCTCTTGAATCAAATGACTTCATCTTTGAAAATAAGCCTATTATCATTAAAGATACTTATAACGTATCTGGATCTGACATGGCTCAGATTGGATGGATTGAAATTACAACTGAAGACGGAGCAAGTGGATACTTATGGTATCTTAAGTCTGAGCATGAAACAAGACTACGTTTTGATGATTTCTTAGAGACAGCAATGATTGAAGCTGTACCTGCTGAGACTAACTCAGGAGCTGCTGCTATTCTTGGTAGCGCCGCCGGTGCTGCTGATCCAGGAGCTGGTTCTGATGGTATTTTTTACAGTGTACAACAAAGAGGTAATATCTGGGACGGTGGAAACCCAACAGTATTAGCTGACTTTGACAATGTAATTAGTCGTCTTGACAAGCAAGGGGCAATTGAAGAAAACGTATTATTCGTTGATCGTCAGTTTGCTTTTGATATCGATGATATGTTAGCAGCACAAAACTCTTACGGAGCAGGTGGTACTTCATATGGTCTTTTTGACAATGATCAAGAGATGGCGTTAAACTTAGGAT